CAATTCTAAGTTTATTAGAGTACAATGTTCTGAAGAAGGTTCATTCCCAATCATTGCTGGACCATTTGGACATGATAAATATTATAACCCAATCTATGTTGGAAACGTAGACTCACATGGATATGGTGAATCTATTGTACCATCAGCTATCTTCGCAACTGGTTCAGATGAAAACACATCTTCTAAATCAGTACAATATAGTGGTATAGATTTAGATACAGCTGTTATAAAAATAGATAACAACAATTACTTATCACCAATACCAACATCAGCAACACAAGGTGGAAACACAGTATTTGCATTTGATGGTACTGTAACTATACAAGGTGGAACTAAAGCATTTGGATATGAACTTACTGGTTCTAATTCAACTGATGTTAATAAAAGACAATTTATAGTAGGTTTCCAAGGTGGATTCGATGGAGTATCACCAACAATCAAATCAGCTAAATATGGTGATTCTGATTGGGGTGCTGGAAACTCACAAGGATTTGATTTATCTACTTCAACCGCTAAAGGTTCAGTTGCATATGTAAAAGCAATCAACGCAGTATCTAATCCAGATGATTTTGATATCAACTTAGTATCTGTACCTGGTGTTGTAAGAAGATTACACTCTTATGTATTTGATAAAGTAACTGATATGGTAGAAGCTAGAGAAGATGCATTCTTCATTGGTGATGTAACAGATGGTGGAGATACTATCGCAGATGCAATTTCACAAGGTGAATCGGTTGATTCTAACTATGTAGGTACTTACTACCCATGGGTTAAAACAATAGATTCAAGAACAAATAAACTAACAACAATTCCACCATCAGTATTGATGCCAGGAATTTACGCTTCAAACGATGCGGTTGCTGCTGAGTGGTTTGCACCAGCTGGTTTAAATAGAGGTGGTATCGTAGGTGCGGTATCTGTATTAAACAGATTAACACATTCTGAAAGAGATACTTTATATGAAGGAAAGATTAATCCAATCGCTCAGTTCCCTGGAGAAGGTATTGTTGCATTTGGACAGAAAACTTTACAAGATAAAGCATCTGCACTTGATAGAATCAATGTAAGAAGATTGATGATTAGAGTTAAGAAATATATTGCTTCAACTTCAAGATACTTAGTATTTGAACAAAATACATCTCAAACAAGAGGTAAGTTCTTAAATACTGTGAATCCTTATTTAGAAGGAATACAACAAAGACAAGGATTGTATGCATTTAGAGTGGTGATGGATGAGAGTAATAACACACCTGATGTAATTGACAGAAACATATTGGCTGGACAGATTTTCTTACAACCAACAAAAACTGCTGAATTCATCGTGTTAGACTTCAACATCTTACCGACAGGGGCATCATTCTCGGCATAATTAATTAAAAATAAAAAAGAACTATATTTATAGTAGAATATAATTAGGAGAAAACAAAATGGCAGAAGTATTAGAATTTAACGATATGTTTTATACCAACTTCGAACCGAAGATGAAGAATAGATTCATCATGGAAATCGATGGTATCCCTTCATATCTTATAAAAACAGCAAACAGACCTTCAATTCAATTTGAAACTGTTACCCTTGACCACATTAACGTTAAAAGAAAACTTAAAGGAAAAGGTGAATGGCAAGATGTAGAGATTACTCTATATGACCCAATCGTTCCCTCAGGAGCTCAAGCAGTAATGGAATGGGTGAGAACATCTCACGAATCTATTACAGGTAGAGATGGATATGCAGATTTCTATAAAAAAGATATCCAATGTTACCTATTAGGACCTGTTGGTGATAAGATTGAACAATGGACTCTAAAAGGTGCATTTATCAATAACGCAGTGTTTAATGATTTAGATTGGTCAAACTCAACTGACCCAGTCGAAATTAGTTTAACATTATCTTATGATTATGCTATTTTAGAATACTAATACTACTCCCACATATTTATAAAACGAAAAAGTTCTCTTAGTGAGAACTTTTTTTATGCCTAATTTCTAAATTTTTAAAAGTTATATATTTATATACGAACAAATTAAATTAAAAGTTATGGCAAAATATGATTTTCCTACGGAAGTAATAGACCTTCCATCTAAGGGTAAACCATACCCAGAATCAAGCCCATTATCAAAGGGTAGTGTTGAAATAAAGTATATGACCGCTAAAGAAGAGGATATACTTTCATCACAAAATTTGATAAGGAAGGGGGTGGTGCTCGATAAGCTATTTGAATCTGTTATTGTAGATGACGGAATTGATATAGGTGATATATTAATTGGTGATAAAAACGCAATTCTTTTAGCAACTCGTATCTTAGGATATGGTGCAGATTATCAAGTAGAAGTAACCGACCCTTTTACATTAGAAACACAAAAAGTAAATATTGATTTATCTAAAGTACAAACTAAAGATATAGATGATAAATTAGTAAGTAAAGATAATACATATTCTTTTACATTACCTACTTTAAAAACAGAAATAGTTTTCAAATTATTATCACATAAAGATGAAAAAGATATAAATGCTGAAATAGCATCACTTCAACGATTAACAAAATCAGAAGTAAATCAAGAAGTATCTACTCGATTAAGATATATGATTCTAAAAGTTGGTGATAATGATGATAGAGGATTTATTAACAAATGGGTAAAAAATAATTTACTTGCAAGAGATTCCAGAGCTCTTAGAAAGTATATAAAAGAAATATCCCCTGATTTAGATTTGAAATACGAATTTACATCAGATATAACTGGTGAAACGGAGGCACTTGATATCCCATTTGGGGTTGGGTTTTTTTACCCTTCCGAATGATTATAGTGTCCAACTTCATAATCAAATTTGGGAAATGGTTAACTATGGTAATGGATTCACTTGGAGTGAGGTATATACGATGCCAATCCATTGGAGAAGATTTTACTTTAAAAAGTTATTAGATGCCAAAACAAAAGAAAAGGCAGAATACGATAAAGTTAACAAAAAAGGTGGTTCTAAAGGACCAAATGTAAGAGTGAGGAAATAATTCCTCACTTTTTTTTTACCCTATATTTATATAAGAACAATTATATAGGAAAAACACTATGTCTAAAAAAAATATGATACACGAAGGATTAAGTAAATTCATTGGTGATTTCTTTGATGGTGTAAAAACTAACACCACAAAACGATATTTGGATAAAGCTAAAAAAGCAGGGTTACCAAAACCTATGATAGATAGAATGGCAAAAATCGAAAAAGAAAGACAAGAACTAGATAAACTTATTCAAAAATACTCTAAGTAGATAGGATTATACAATGGCTGAATTTTCAGGACAAGATAATGTACGAATACAAAAAGAAATTCTTAGAATTAAGGGTTTAATTGAACGTGCTCAAAAGGGAATAAATGCAGCTGAAAAAGATGGTCAAAAACAAAGTGAAGCAAGTATAAAAGCACAAGAAAAAAGAAATGCTCGTATTGTTGAGGCTGGTAAACAAATCAAAGCAAATAATCAAGCAAGATTAGATGCACTTGGAAGTGAAGAAAAATCTTTAAAAACATTAGGTAGTATATATAATAATTTATCAAACCTACAGCTACAAGATTTAAAACTAATTGAAAAGAAAACCAAAACAGGTAGTATTGCTCAAAAGCAGATTCTTAAAATTGCAGATATAAATAGAGATATAGCACAATTAGGTGCAGAAGATAATTACCAAAGAGAAGCATTAATTAATAAAAGGAACGAAGAATTTGGAATTCTTGAAGCTAAAGGAAAATTAGGAAAAGCAGACCTAAAACAACTTAAACAACAAAATGATTTGGCATTCAAATACTCTCAGATGTCAAGTGAGCAAAAAGACTTAATTCAAAAACAACACGATGTAATTGATGGAATGAAAAAATCCATTCAAGGAGTTTTAATGACAGCTAAAACCCTATATGGAAATATTGTAGGTGCAATAGGTGGTATTATCTCTGGAATGGGTATTATTATTGGCAAAGTAGGCAAACTTAATAAAGAATTTGGAACATCAATGTTTCAAATTGGTGGTATTGCACAAGAAACGGCATTATTAGAGATTTTCTTTGAAGGTTCTGCAGAAGCTGCAAAAACATTATCATCTGAATTAGGAGGTACTGAAGGGTCATCATTAGCTCTAAAAACAAACATAGGTATAATGTCAGAAACATTAGGCCTAAGTGGTGCAGAAGCAGCTACCTTAGTTGGACAATTCTCAAGATTAAATAATGGTTCTACGAGTGTTGCAACTGATATGATTAAAACATCAAATGAGTTTGCAAGACAAAATAATATCATACCATCAGAACTTATGGCTGATTTAGCAGCTTCAGCTGAAGAATTTGCATTATTTGGTGAAGAAGGTGGTGATAATATATTAAGAGCAGCTGGATATGCTCAAAAATTAGGTGTTAATATGAAAACACTTAGTGGAGTTGCAGAAAACTTATTAGATTTTGAATCCTCTATTACTAAAGAATTAGAATTAGGAGCTTTATTAGGTAGAAATATAAACTTAAACAAAGCAAGAGAACTTGCGTATAGTAATGATATAGAGGGAGCTACAAAAGAAACATTACGACAACTAGGTGGTATAAATGCATTTAATAAAATGGATTATTACCAAAAGAAAGCAACTGCTGATTTATTAGGTGTTTCAGTAGCAGAATTATCCAAGATGGCCAGTAATCAAGAAAAAGCTGCCAACCTTAGTAAAATAATGGGTGTAGAATTTGGTATCGCTGGAGAAGGTATGAATTATCTTATAAATAATTCAGGTTCGTTCATAACAAAATTAGGTGGTGGTATTACTGCCTTAGGACAAATGAACCTTGGGCTTCAGGCAATGGGAACATCACTTCTTGGTATGGTTAAAACTACGGCACTAGTACTTAAAAACTTATTAGGAATGGTTGCAGGTCCTGTAATCAAAGGTGTAAAAGCAATTGGTAGTAGTATTGGTAACAACTCAACTGTCCAATCAGTAAGTAAAGGTGCTGGTAAATTTAAAGATAAATTATTTGCAGGTATTGGTGATAAAGCAGCACCAACAAAAAATCTTCCTGACACCAATAAACCAGGAAATGTTACAAATTCATTGGGTAAAATAAATATGACTGCAGTTCTTAAAGGAGCAGCTGCAATGTTAATAATGGCAGGTGCGGTATTTGTATTAGGAAAAGCATTACAAGAATATAAAGATGTTGGTTTAACTGAAATAATGACGGCCATAGGTAGTATAGCTGCATTAGGAGTGGCAATGGGATTATTTGGATTATTAATGGCCGGACCACTTGGAGTAGGAATACTACTAGGTGCAGGTGCAATGTTGATAATGGCTAGTGCCTTATTTGTGTTAGGACATGCTTTACAGGCAATAAGTAAAGGATTTGGAGCGTTAGGAATGATACAACCGATGATTGGCGGACTTCTAGGAATGATAGGTGGGATATTTCAATTATCAGCCGCATTCACAGCATTAGCTGGTTCACTTTCATTATTAGGAATGGCTGGAATTGCTGCATTACCTGTATTACTTGGATTAGCAGTTGCAGGAGCAGGATTAGGATTTTTAATAAATGCAGTAGGTGGTGGAGAAAGTGAAACATCTTTACCGGCACTACCTGAGGAAACTAAACAATATTATAAAGATTCATTAGAAGTTCTTAGTGATATTAGACAAGGAATAAATCAAGGAAGTATAATAAAAATGAATAGAGATGTAGTTGGGGGAACTGTATCACAATCCCAATCAGAAAGTGGAGTAAACAGAGGGCAATTCAATAGATAAAAATGGGAAGAACAATATTAGAATTATTTCATGATAGTGAATTCAAAAATTCAGTTAATGCTAAAGAATCTAAAGGTGGATTTATACAAGATGTAACTAATTTTGCTCAACAAGAATTGAATGGTATTAGAAAAGCATCCCTTGTTGATATAAATAATCCCTTAATATATGGTAATGAGGTAACTCGTATTGCACTAAGAAGTACACCTGATTTAGAAATAATGAAAGATGATTCTAAAGGGTCAAAAGGTAAAAAGGGTGATGGACTAATAGGCGGAGCAATATCAGATGCAAGAAATAAAGTAAACTCTACGTTAGGAATCCCAAAAAATTTAATACCAACTACTGTTTCTGAAAAAATTATAGAATTAAGAAAGAAGGACACCGAAGATAATAAAGAAACTTCTTTATTAGAGTCAGCTAACTCACAAACTGTAATTACACCTGAAGGATTTGGGCCGAATGGTAAAGATGCAGGTAAATTTTTAAAAGAATCTGGTGGTGGAAATCCAAAAACTATTGGAAAACAAGCATTGGGTACTGGTATTGGTAGAGCTAAAGATGCACTTAGAGGTGAACTATTTGGTGAAGGACAAGGAGTAGGTACTGCAAACTCAGAGGGGTTTGAAGGTAAAAAATACAATGTAGAATATACATCAAATAAAACTACATATTCTAAAAGTAAGGAATCAGCTACGAGAATTAATCAAGATGATGGAGATACAATAGAAGTAATTAAAAAAAGTAAATTAGATTTACTAAAAGTAAATCCAAGAAAAGGTGTTAGTAGATATACACCTGATGAGTATTACTTTGGAAGAACTGGAAAAGCAGGAGAACGAGATGAAAAAAAGGCATATGGAAAAATGCCAAAATATAGTGATAAAAAGTACTTAGATTTTGATGATAAATTACCAATGGAATCGGCGTATAAATTGACTACACGAGATGAAATAAATACAATTTCTCCATCAGATGATTATACGATGGAAGATGGTTCATTCATGAAAATTGGTGAAGTTGTATATAAAGATTTTATTCCAGTATGGTTTAAAAAACATGGTAGTGAAAAACCAATTGTTTTTAGGTCAATTATTAGTGGACTTAGTGAAACAACAACACCATCTTGGAGCTCTAATAAATTTGTTGGTAACCCATATGCATTTTATATGTATGATGGTGTTGAAAGAAGTTTATCATTCAACCTTAAATTATTTGTTTCATCACCACTTGAATTGGATGGAGTTTGGGAAAGATTAAAATTATTAACTTCTTATGCATATCCAACTATTAATGGGGGATTAACAACACCACCGATTATTCAATTTAGAATAGGAAGTATGTATTCAGGTAAAATAGGATTTGTAGAAAGTTTAACTTATACAATACCAGATGAATCAAATTGGGAAACTGATGGTAAATTAGGATATCTTCCAAAAACAATAGATGCTGCAATAGGTATTAAATTTATTGAAACTCAAGGTTCTGAAGAACGATTATATGATATGGATATATCTAAAGCTGCGGTTAAAACCATCAATGATAAGAGGGAAAGTGATATGGAATCGCAAAGAACTTCTGGTGAAGGAGATACTCCTGATTTTGATTCTACACCAAAAGTAGAACCTAAAACAAAAACTGAGGTAAATGAAACAAAAAGTAAAAATCCAAAATCAATAAAAGGAGATAAACAACAAGAAAAAACAGCTATACCTCTAAAAGATGGTGAAGTATCTGCTGAAACGGCACAATCTGCAGTTAGAGATAGATTAGATGGTATGAGTCCAAAAGAATATCTTGATAAAAAAATACCTCAAGATTCTAATAAGATGACCGCGGCTCAAGAAAAAACATATATGAGTTGGCTAAGTAGATTCATAAATCAAGATAAAAATGCAATAGTTGAACCAATTAATTATTCTGATATGCCAAAAGAGGCTCAGTATTTCGCAACTGATGCTTATATTGGTACAACTTGGGGACCAGATGGTGAACAGGTAGTTTTAATCGGCCCTAACCTTAATGTTTATTTAAAAATTGAAGTATCAGGTAAAAAGGGATATATTGAGATAAATGAACATGGTGGTTCAACTCAGTTTAGAACCCCATCTCAAGAACAGGATGCTGCTATGGATGATGCAATAGGTTCGGCTTACTAATGAAAGATAAAAATAATGGCAAGTAGATATAAAAATAATAATAAAATAAAGTTAGAAAATGGTAAAAGAGTATATCGTTCAAAGATATACCCCAATATACCATTAAAGGATAGTGATATCTATGTGGTAACTCAAACAGGAGATAGATTAGATTCACTTGCTTCTCAATTTTATAGTAATTCATCTTATTGGTGGATTATTGCAACGGCCAATAATATTCACGATGCTTCATTATCAGTTGATGATGGAACAATACTTAGAATACCAATAGATTATAATACAATTGTAAATAACTTTAATAAATAATAAGTTATGGGTTTTCCTCAATTAGCAAATATAGATAAAAAGATAGTAACGGCAATAAATGCCAAAACTAAAAGTAATGTTACTACATCAAAGGTAATGCCTTGGATACGAGTGGTATCTTGTCTAGGAAATTTTTTAGTGTTAGAATCATCAAAAGAAGCAGTATCGTTTACTCAACAATATGGTAATACAGGAAAAAGTGGTAGAATTGGAACAGATAAAGATGGTAAATCAATATATGCAGAAGATGATAGAGGTTTTAGACCATCACCAACAATTTCAGCAATTAATATATCTCAAGGTAATGAGGGATTAAGTAAAAAAACATCCTTTACCATAATATGTTATTCTTTAGGCCAGGCAGAATTGGTAATGGAATACTTTATGGAACCAGGTAATCATGTATTAGTTGAGTGGGGAGAAAACACAAATGCATCAATAACCCAAAAATGTAACCCACTTGATGCTTGTACAATTATACAATATAATAATTTAAAATATACTCAAACGAAACGAAAAGATTCAGGTGCACATTATGATGCAGTATTAGGTACTATAACAAATGGTGGTTTAAGTTATGGTGATAATGAAACTTTTAACATTGATGTAGAACTAACATCTATTGGAGAATTACCGGCTTATTTACAACATCATAAAGGATTAGAGACAGGAAATTCAACAGCCGATTCAGGTGAAACATTTTCATCAAATGAAGTTAGAAAAGTAGCCACTAAAGTAAATAAAACGAAAGATGTAGGATATTCATTATATATGCAAATGTTTAATCAACTTCCATCTCATAAACGTTCAAAAGCTTTAAAAGATTTACCACTAGAACAAAAATGGTTATTAAATAGTGCTAATTATGTAAATATAGATAAAAAAATTAGAGATGCTTTAGTTAAATCAACAAAAAATGTAAAATTAGTTTCAGAATCCGATAAGGATTTAAAAATACCAACAGATATACCTTTATTTTCTGAAAAATCTTTTATCAGAGTAGCAGTAGCTTTTACAATACTTGATTTTCAAAATGGAATAGAACTTACACCTAGAAATATTCCTGCTTGTGATAATGAATCGGCTACAACAACCAATGGTATAATAAATTGGCGTAGTACTATTTGTAGAGCTCATAGAAATATGTTTTCTGCAAATTCTAATTTTCTTTATATTCCAAACAGACAACATCCTAGTTTCGATTTAGAAGGTGCTCTATCTACTAATGGTGAATGGAGTAAACCATTGGGAGATTTAAATATTGTTAAAGGTAATTTCTTAACTGATACTGTTGATACACATCCACTTGCATATGATGATAAGGCTCAGGCATCATATTTTCCAAAAGATTATGATTTAGAATACTCTGACCAAGCAAAATACGATTCTTCTTATTTAAGTTATGAAGCTGATGCAGGTGAATGGGGGTATTTAAGAGATTTATATATTAACTTTGAATTCTTTTGTAAAACATTAGAAGCTAATCTTTATAATACTAAAGATATTTATTATGAATTATTAAATGGTATGAGTTCTGCGGTAAATATGTATTGGGATTTTCAAATAATTCCTCGTGGAGCGGTTCTACCACCACCTTGTACAGATGATGGATATGCAGAATATGTTAGAACACATTATAAATCTGCAGACGGTCAAGAAGAATTACATATTGTGGATGCTACATTTACAGGAAAAGTAAAAGATAGAGGATTAGGAAGGGCTGCATTTCAATCAAGGGGATTAAAAACACCATTTTTATCTGCAGAATTAAAATTTGATATTCCTTCTGCAATGAAAGGGCAGATAATTGGAAGAAAATTATCAAAATTAACAAAAAATCCAAATAAAGAACAACCAGAAGTAGATTTAGATGGTTTATTTACAACAAGAGTAGATTCAGTTTCTCATAAATTAAATTTATTTAATGTAGAGGGTGCTAAACTTGCTAAAGAAAAAGAACAAGCGAGTGAAACTCCAAACGAGAGGAGAGCAAGACAAAAAGCTGAATTAAAGCAAAAAGAGGGAGATAAAGAAGAACAGTCAAAAGCTAATTATGAATTATTTATAGGAAATGGATGTGTAGTTCCTAGAGTTCAAGATAGAGGAGAAAATTATGATGTTGCAAATGAAGCATATGACTTCTTGAGCTCAAATGAAACTACAATCGAAAAGTTAGCTGTAATTTGTGGATATAATGATGCTAACTTATTAAAAAAAGTTCAATTATTAAATGAAGGTAGATTTCCGAAGAAGAAAAAGGATAATATAAAGACTCAATTTACAACTGGTAAAAATCCACCTTTACTTCCAATTAAATTTAATTTTACAATACATGGGGTTAGTGGACTCAGAGTAGGAGATACTTTTGCTATTAGTGATTTACCTTTAAAATATAAAAATAAAATATTTCAAATAACTCAAATTTCACATGAAGTTAGTACTAATTTATGGCAAACAACTGTTGAGGGAAGTTTAAGAAATTTAGATAGGAAAATAGATGAATAATTTAAATAGATATAAACAAATACAGAAAAAAAGAATTCGTACTACACGAAAAATTGAATCTTATATACCTACTCCTACCAAGGGTGATTACACTCGTGGATTTATACAAAGAGTATTTATTCAAAAAGTAAATGATAAAGCTTCTCCTATATATGAAATAAGTCCAGAAAGAAGTTCTTATTATAGTAGTAACCAACTATATAGTATTGTTTTTTGTAAATGGAGAATATCTGGACCTAACAAATCTTATGTAAAAAATGGAATATTACATAAATCGGTTAGTGAATCAAATAACTCATCAATAAAACTTAATAATGATATAATACCAAACTTAAAATTATATCTACCAAATTTATTACAATTTTATAAAAGTTAATATATATAGATATACAAACTTAAATACGTTACATGAAATATTTATCAAAAGAAGAAAAACAACAATTACTTTTTGATTGGAGATACAAAGGAGTATCTGTACTTAATTTACTTACAGAAGAAGAAGTAGATGAGTATAACATAGAATTAGAAAAAATAAGATTAGAAAGAAGTCAGAATGATAGTGATAATGAATGGGGAGAATATGACCCATTTATGTACCCACATAAACAATCTGAAAAATTAAAAGAATTATTAGTACATCCAAAAATCATTGAAGCTACAGAATTTTTATTACAAGGTGAGGTAGTAGGTTTACAAACTTGGGCATATTTTAAACCAGCAGGACAATTAGGTAGAGATATGCATCAAAATATATTTTATACACAATGTGATGCAAATGAAGTTTTAAATGTTTCAATTGCATTTGATAATCACGACCCACAAAATGGTTCAGTATGGTATTACGAAGGAACTCAAAACCTTGGTAGATTGCCAATTGAGGTAGATGAAGAAAGAACAAATTCAAATCCAAAGAATTGGAGAAATGAAAGAGGAAAACCTTGTGTAATGCCTGAAGGACATACATTTCCAAAAATAGATGGTTATTTAAGAAAAGGACAAGTTGCATTTATACATTCAAATGTAGTACATGGTTCAGAAGAAAATACCTCAAATAGATTTAGAAAAGCATTTTTATGTGGTTATTTAAAATGGGGTTCAAACTTTGCATCTGGTAATCATATGAAAAGAGAACCAATAGATGTAGGTTCTGCTAAATTATAATAAGTTATCTACATAAGTTGCACCACAATTAAAGTTTAATCTAATTGGTGCCTTATTCCACTTATCTACATACGCATATCCATAATCAGTTCTACTCATTACTTTCTGAATACAATATGCATACAATTGATATCCAGCATTTCTTGGTGCAACTTTTTTAATTACATATGTTCCACCTGAATAGTTTGAGTTTGGTGTTGGTAAATCTTTTACTTTTTCAACCCAATCATATGTTAGGAAATTACAAGTCCAAAACCAACCACTCACTTCTCCTTTAAAATATTGTATAAAACAAGAACACCCAACATCAAATCTTTTTTTAAGATTATCAACATCTGGTCTATCTTTCCAATCGGATAGTGTTTCATTAATACTATCGATTATTTTCAATAAATCTTTTTCTTGGGAATATTCTGAAATCTCAATGTAAGAGTATCTATCATCAAGTTTACAAGGCATTTTGAATTCAGGTGCAAAAATTCTCATCTGAACATAGTCTGCTTTATTCATAGTAACATTATTGGTTTCTAATATAAATATATTATAAAAATATAAGTGTTTTTTTTTAAAAATAAACAAGAAAAAGCTTGTATAATCCAATTATTTTTCGTATATTTACTATGTAAATGAGTGATAATTAAACCCTTTAAAATAAATAAAAAATGATAAAAGAAATGAATTTAGGATTAGTAAAAATGAATGAGAGTAAAACTCAACTTTATGGAGTTCAATATTACAAATCTAAGTGGGAAAGAAACTTAGGTGATACCTTAACTATCGATGGAGAAAAATGGTTAGTTGGTATGATTGGAGATACTAAGAACGATGTAATCTCTGCTCTTAATGAGATTGTAAGTAAACAAAACAAAATAGTAAGAAAACAAAAATACTATCAAACTAAAAAAGAGAATATGATTATGAATAATATTCTTAGTGATGTAATGAAAGAATTAAACCTTTAAAATATAAAAAATGATAAAAGTAAACGATAAAATAAAATTTGAAAACAAGTATGGACAAATCCAAGAGGGAATTGTTACCGATAATAACTACCAATGTGAATTTGATGCAGACCTT